CGATCGTGTGAACCTCGCAGTCCAGAAACACGTGCTGCGCCCACGCCATGCCCTTGCGGTCGTTCAGGATCGTGTGCATGAACGACTGCTTGCGTGACTCCGGCCAGTTAGCCATCGCCTCGAGCAGCTCGTCGAACGTCACCGATTCGATCTCGGCTTGAAGGTGTTCAGAATCGCGCAGGTCAGCCATGTCGATTGCCTCTTGCATCACTTCGTAATTGCGCTCTGCGAGCGTGGTGGTTTGGGTCGGGGTCATTTCAGGCATCCCTGGCACGAAGCATGGCGTCGGCTACTTCATAGGCGCGCATCCCAATTTCTTCTATTCCACATCCCCATGTATCGGCATGCGTGCATATCCCCTGCATTGCCTTAGCTGCTAAGTAATCGCGCAGCGACATTCCCAAGTTGATAAAAGGGGTCTCGTTTAAGTCGCCACACCACGGGAATGCGTGAATGGGTCTATCGTCTTTCATGTCAGCACCACACGACGTTGGAGTAGTCCACCGTCCGCACATAGCCGCCATCGTTGTATTCCATGTAGGCGTGCGAAAGGATGATCAGGACCGTGTGAACCGGGCCGCGGCTGCGTAGGAAGTCGCTGCAGAAGCTCATGACAGGGCTCCGGCTGCTTCGCTTTGGTCGATACAGCCATCGTTGATCCAGCCCCAGCATTCGTGCGCGTCGAGCGTCGCGATCACTTCGCCATCGAGCGAAATGTCTTTGCTGTACAGGCGGCGGGAAGACGCTACGGTGAAGCCAAGTTCTGCCAGGGTCTGGTTGAGCGTTAGTCCCTTGGCGAGGGCCGACTTGATCAATTCAGGAGCCATTTCGTTTGCCTCTCGTGGGGTGTCGCTTGCTGCGACTGTTGAAGCAATATTAGGATGCTATTGAACAGACGTCAATAGGAAACTTATAAAAAGGCGTAAGATTGTTCGGGCCACCACAAAAAGCGGTGCGCTCCCCGAATGGGCGGGATCAACCGAGGGCCAAAATATGGAAGACGAGGAATGCTCCTGCCGGCAGAAATACGAGGCTGCCGTCAGGATGTTTGAGAAGGAGGTGACTCAGTGGGCGCGGGCGAGTGCCGCGCTCGAAAAGGAGGGGGCTAGAGGGTTTGTGCCTGGTCCTATTTTCCCAATGCCGCCAGTTTTTCAGCGAGCGTGCTGGCAGCCGTGTCGAGGAGACGCAGCGTTACTTGCGACCCATTAGAGTCGCGGAAAACAACCAGCACTATGCCTTCCCGATCCGGGTCGGCAATCGCTGCGATGGTGTCTTCAATCATGGGAGGGTAGTGCAGGGACATAGGTGCATTGATCTCGCGCCTCTTCTTCTGCCCCTTCCCGTTTTCAAGCCAGTCAGACTCCACTTCCAGGGCGCGGGCTATGGCGTTAAGGAACGCTGAGCCCTTGTTGATGCCCTTTTCCATTTGGGAAATCAGCCCCTGAGTCACGCCGGCCCGGCGGGCCAGTTCCTCCTGGGACCACTTTTTGTCTTTCCGCTCGTTGCGGATCCGTTCGCCGAAGTTCATGGCTTCGAGTTTATTAGGAAGCTCTATAAGATTGCTATTGACATTGATCATTAGGATGCTATTATTTGGCTAATTATTAGGAGGAAAGACGTGGACTGGAAAAAACTCATCTCCGAGCTGCTCGAGAGCGGCATGACCCAAACGTCCATCGGCGAGCACATCGGCGTGACCCAAGGTGCCATCTCTCAGGTCCTGAGCGAGCGAGCGGGATCCCGTCGTGGCTTCAAGTGGGAGACCGGTCAAAAGCTCATTGCCCTTCACAAAACGCGTACTTCATCGGCCAAAGAGCCGGCCGACGCGTAACAACCAAAAACAACTACGGGGTTCACCGTGAACACAGTTTCAGCGGCATCGAATGAACGCGCACGCAAGTTCGCGTCCCTCGTGTTGCAGCGGCTTACAGCCGTCGGACAGAACAAAGTTGCTGACGAGATCGGGGTTTCAGCAGCGACCGTGTCGCGCTGGACGAGCGAGGACTTGGAACGCGCCTGCTTGATCTTGGCCACCGTAGGGCTGAAGGTCGTTCCTCTCGATATGCAGTGCTTCCCACCTCGCAAGGTCGCAATCCTGATGGAGCTTGCGCGGGATCACTTGAACCAGATGGAAAACGTCGAGCAATTGACGTGGGAGTAAGCGGCTATGGCCGGTGACTGGATCAAAATGCGAACAGACCTTTCCGAAGACCCCGCAGTTATCGCTGTGGCTGCGCGATTGAACATCGACGAATTTAGTGTCGTCGGACGCTTGCATCGAATTTGGAGCTGGGCCGACAGCCAGTTGCGCGATGGGTATGCATACGGCATCACCCTCAAGTGGATCGATCGATACGTCCATCTCGATGGCTTCTCGAATGCCCTTCTCGATGTCGGCTGGCTCGGGAAAATAGAGAACGAAACCCTTCCCGAATCGGGAAACATTGGCCTTCTCGAAGGGAACGCTAATCTTCTCGATCGAGAAGAAATCGAGAAAGGTTTCGAGAAAATCGAGAAGGGCGTGTTCTTCCCGAATTTCGACAGACACAACGGTGAAACAGCGAAAACGCGTGCCGTAAAGACAAAAAACAAGCAGAACTCACGGGCAACCAACGGCCAATTCGCACTTCTCGAAGGTGATCTTCTCGATGGAGACAAAACGGGGACTAGAGAAGAGAAGAGAAGAGAAGAGAAGTACAACCCCCAGGTGGCTTTCTCGATTTTCTGGAAATCCTATCCACGGAAGGATTCGAAGGTCCCTGCCGAGAAGGCTTTTGCCAAAGTCGCAACTTCGTTTGAAGTGTTCGACGCGATCATGGCCGGCGTCGAACGCGCGAAACAGTATGACCAGTGGCGCAAAGACCACGGCCAGTTCATCCCCTACGCATCGTCCTGGCTGAATCAACGTCGCTGGGAAGATGACATTGACGAGCCCACCACGCACGACAATCCCTTTGCGGAGGCCCTATGAGCCGTCTCCCGCGCAATGGCGAAAACCTGCTGAACATGCGCCGAGAAGGCAACAAGCCCGAAGGCGTGACGCTCGTGTCGTTCGTTGGAAGCCTGCCGCACTCGAATTTCACGGTCTATGCAGAACCTGGTGATGCATGCGACTGGACCCCGCTGGCAGGACTCGAGATCGAGGTGCTGGTCAACGCATCAATGCCCATGCCGACGGTCTTGCGACAGTTGTCCGCAATTGCCAGTGCCGCACCTGAGCACATGGTCCTGACATACGTCGAAGGCCCACGCATCGACTGCGGACAGGCGCGGTATTCGTTGCAGGCCTTCAACCCGAATACCGGCCGCATGCTCTTCGACTGGTTCCCGATGGCGATTGGTCCGTCTCACCTTGCCGACGCTTCGAAGATCGAGAAGCGCCTCTGGCGCGCGCTCGACAACGAAATCCCGATCCCTTTCGATGCGTCTGAAAAGCGCCTCGTCAACCGCATGAACAAGGAGCTTGGCCGTGGCGCAAGTAATCGCTGACACCGTCGATTTTGATGCTTACCTGACCGACGATGATGACGGTCGCGCCAAGGTGCGCCCCGCGTCCGAGTTCACCGACGATGTCGTGAAGCTGATTCACGGCGAGTCGGAAGAGGCAGCGGGGCATAAAACCCCGTGGCCGAAAGTCGAAAACCGGCTTATGTTCCGCCCGGGCGAGGTGAGCCTCTGGGCTGGCGTCAACGGGCATGGAAAGTCCGGAACGCTCGGATACGTGATTCTCGACATGCTGACGCAGGGCGCCAAGGCGTGCATTGCTTCGCTCGAAATGATCCCTGCCGCAACGATGGGCCGGATGTGCCGACAGGCAGCAGCCGGCAACATGCCCACCATCGAATACATCGAGAAATTCCATCGCTGGACGGACGGCAAGCTTTGGCTTTACGCACACCAGGGCCAGGTGCACGGCGACCGAATGATTGCCGTCGCGCGTTACTGTCGCAAGGAGCTGGGCGTCGATCACATCGTCATCGACAGCCTCATGAAATGCGGCCTCGCCCCGGACGATTACACCGGCCAGAAGAATTTTGTCGATGCGCTGTGCTCGCTCGCGCGCGATACAGGCCTGCACATCCACCTTGTCCACCACATCCGCAAGGGCGACACCGAGAAAGCCGCGCCGGACAAGTTCGACATCAAGGGCGCGGGTGAGATCACCGACCTCGTGGACAACGTTCTGATCGTCTTCCGAAACAAGCGCAAGGAAGCGGACGTGGTCAAAGCTTCTCGCGAGAAGGATCCGGACAAGCGCGCCGAAGCGTTGCAGAAGCTCGACGGCCAGGGTGACAACATCATCATCTGCGACAAGCAGCGCCATTTCACGTGGGAAGGATCCATCAACCTGTTCTTCGACAAGGACAGCCAGCAGTTGCGTGAACACCACAACTCGCCGAAGCAGTACATCGATTTTGCCTCTGGCCAATGGAAGACCGAATGGAGACGCACATGACCGACAGCTTCGACGCTCTGTGGTACGCCCTCGGCATTCGCCGCCGCGACTGGACACCCGCCAAGGGGACGAAATGAGCACCGTTATCGCGCGCGCCAGCGAGACCGATCTCGAGTCTCGAGCCCTGCGCATGCTCACCGACGACCAGGCCATGGCGAGCTTCGTACGCTGGCGCACGGGATGTGGCGCTGTCGTCGCGCCCTCGCTGCATGAGCCGGTGAGCGTAGAGGCGTACGTAGATCTGATCTTTCAAAAGGTGCCAGCGTGACCATCGAATCGACTTTGAGCGAACGCCACGCCCGCTATGGGCGCTTCTCGGAGCACGCCGTCATTGCCCAAGGCCTTCAGGACGTGATGCGCGCATCCGCTGGTTGGGGACGCCTCGCCTTCGATCAAAAGCAGGCATTGACAACGATATCCGACAAGATCGCACGGATGCTCAACGGCGACCCGGATTATGCGGATAACTGGCACGACATCATCGGTTACGCAAAACTTGTGGAGGATCGATTGCTTAAGCGAGGCCTTCATGCGGGGCAGGAGACGTCATGAACAGCATCCGCATCGTCCTGCCATATCCGATATCGGCCAATCGCTACTGGCGTCCTGTGCGCCTAGGTACGCGCATTACGATCGTCCCGACCAAAGAGGCGAAGCAGTACAAGGCCGATGTCATCTACGCCTGTCGCAGCGCCGGCATCAAGCCAATCTCCGGCCGCGTTTGCGTTCATATCGATCTGTTCCCGCAGCGTCCGCTCGATTGGCAGAAGCGCATGCGCAAGGACGGCGCGGCGTGGGATGACACCGTCCGCTGCCTCGATATCGACAACGCCCGCAAGGTCGTCTACGACGCGCTCAAGGGCGTCGCGTTCGACGATGACGCTTGGATCTGGAGCGACAGCGCGGACCGCTGCGAGCCCGATGGAGACGCGCGGATCGTGGTGCACATCACGGCTATGCAACCTTGCGTTGCGCAGCCATCACTCGATCTGCCCGAGCCCGCGCGTGTGGCCGATCCGCTTGACCTGTAGCACCTCAAACCACCAGGAGAAGGAAATGAATCAAGCAGGAACAGCCTCACAAGGCGCAATTGAGCAGCAAATGAAGGCCTTGGCGCAGTCGCAGTATTTGCAGGATCGGTCTGTAGTCGGACAGGTCGCGAGCGCACCGCCGGTCACTCTGTCGATGCTGATCGGCGATGCCCTTGGGCTGATGGATCGACTCGACGGTGCTATGGCGACCTTGGAAAAGCATCTCGATCCGCTGCTCGCTCCGAACTATCCGGAACTGAACAGTGACGGCCAGACGGCATCCCAGCCGCTCATCATCGAGGAAATGTGCCGCTTGCTCGCGCGCCTGCGCGCCACGTGCGTATCGGTCGACAACATCGACCGACGCGTCCGCATTTGAACGACAGCGTATGGCACATGCGCGGGCAAACGCCCGGCCATGGAGAAGTCGAGCCGCAGATCTAATGTGCCGCGCGGATGCTGGCGGGTAAGCCGCCAATTATTTACACCTTAAAAGCGGGGAAGCCATGTCAGTGCCCACACAAGGCGAAATCGCCTACGCGAAATTCATGCTGGAACGCTACGCGGCGATTCTCCCGTACGTGTTGATCAGCATTCCGTTCGTCGTCGCCGCCGTCTTCGGCTTGGCTTGGATTCTCTCGGAGATGCATTGATGGATTTGAACGCGCTCGAAGCACGGCTTGAGAACTGGGCGCTCGCGCAGCGTTCGGGCGGATTCAGCGGCCCGGACATCGGCTCTGTCGAGGGACGCTATCGCGGGCGCTATGCTGACGAGCCCGAAGCAGACCCGGACATCGACGCGGAAGACGCGTTCAAGGTGAACGAGGCGTGGAAGCGCTGCATGCCGCTGGATCGCGATCTGCTGAAGATGTACTACGTGTGGCGCGCGTCGGCAGCATTCATTTGCCGGCGGCTGAAGCTGAAGCAGGGGCGCCAATATCCGCACGTTTGGGATTTCGCGCTGTACCATGCGCAGAATTCAATCGATAGCCAATTGAAAAAAGCTGACGGACTTGTAAACCCGATTAAGTCGTCCTATACTGCGCGCAGATTACCGATTCCGGCCTAGCCGAGTGAAGCGACCTTATGGGGGTCGCTTTGCCCGCGCAGACCTTCGAAGCCCCGTACAACGAGAGTTGGCGGGGCTTTTCTCATTGGAGAGCCGAAATGCTCAAGTTCAACGAAGAGACGAAAGTAGTGTTCGCCAACGATGACGCGGCTGTTGCTCCGGTGCGCGAAATCACCGAAGCGGAAGTTGCGGGCCTCGTTGCCAACGGCGCGACGGTCGACGCGAGCGCGAATCTGGGGAAGTCCGACTCGTCGGCTGGAGCTACGGAAGGCGCTGCCCCGGCTGCCCTGGTGCCGGATGCGCCTGCGACTGGCTCGGTTATGGCAGGTGAGCCGGGAAACGCGCCCTCGACTTCCGGCATTGGTATCTTGGGCGGCTCGACGACGAGTGCAACCTTGACGCCTGACCAGAAAGCCGCGCAGGACGTGGTAGACGCTGGCACGGCGCCAGCTGGCAACCCGGCCTCAGGCGAGTTCACCAGCGCTGACGGCACGACCGCACCCACCGACGAAGTTCACCCCGCACACGAAGCCACGAACGCGCTGGAACGCTTCATGGAGCGCATCAGCAACGACTTCCTGAAGGAAGGCAAAGCGCTGGTCGCGGCTGTGCGCGCGGAAGTCGACAAGCTCGTGCACGGCGTCGAGAACGACTGATCATGAAGCGCTGGCACGTGGGAAGCGAAGGCGTGAACGTGAATGAAGGCGGCTACCTGCTGACTTTCTTTTGGTCACGCCGTCGCCGTTTCATCCGCCTGTGGCTGAAGCTGAACTTCTGGCAGCGCAGCCGCGGCATCGAATGGTCGAGGTGGTACTGATGGCCGGCCGTCCGAGCGCCTACAAGCGGGAATACTGCGAGTTGGCGAAGAACTATTGCCTGCTGGGCGCGACTGACGACGATCTCGCGTCCTTCCTCGGCGTCTCTCGCAAGACGGTCGACAATTGGCGGACCACGCATCCAGAGTTCGCGGAAGCCGCCAAGGCAGGCAAGGAGCAGGCTGATGCGCTGGTCGCGCGCAGCCTCTACAACAAGGCCGTGGGCGGCGATACGACGGCCTGCATCTTCTGGCTGAAGAACCGCCAGAAACACGCCTGGCGCGACCGCCACGAGATAGACCACAGCGGCAAGGTGGCAGTCGACCCGATTCAGGTCCTGCTTCAGACCGTCGAAGGAACCGGGCTCAAGCCGGCTGAATAATGCCACTCGACCCGCGTATCAATGCCGACGACTGGAAGAACCCGGTCTGGCGGCTCAGCAACCTTTACTGGATCACGGACAAGAACGGCAAGGTGGTGAAGTTCGCTCCGAACATGGAGCAAACGCGGTTCATCGAGAACCTGCACTACCGCAACGTGATCCTGAAGGCGCGGCAGCTCGGGTTCTCGACGCTGATTCAGTTGATCGAGCTCGACGCCGCGGTGTTCACCAGCAACCTGCGCGCGGGCGTGATCGCGGACACGCTGGAGAACGTCACGACGATCTTCCGCGACAAGATCCGCTTCGCCTATGATCGGCTGCCCGAAGGCATCAGGCAGGAGCGATATCCGGTTCAGGACTCGTCGACGGAACTGCTGCTGTCGAACAACTCGAGCGTTCGTGTGGGCACGTCGATGCGCTCCGGCACGCTGCAATACCTGCACATCTCCGAGTTCGGCAAGATCTGCGCGAAGTCGCCCGAGAAGGCGCGGGAAATCATCACGGGCGCAATACCGGCGGTGGCGCCTGACGGCTTCCTGTTCGTCGAGTCGACTGCCGAAGGGCGCGAAGGTCCGTTCTACGAGATGGTCGAGCACGCGCGCAAGCGCATTGGCCGCCGCCATCAGCCGATCGAAGAGAAATTCCACTTCTTCGCGTGGTTCGGCCGGCCCGAATACGAAGTCGATCCCGAGACGGTCATCGTTTCGCCCAAGGATCACGACTACTTCAATCGCATCGAAGTTTCCGCACCGTGCATCCTCGGCCCTCGCAAGCGCGCCTGGTACGTGCTGATGCGCGAGAAGCAGGGCGCGGACATGAAGCGCGAGTTCCCGAGCACGCCTGACGAAGCATTCGAGGCCAGCAATGAAGGCGCGTGGTATCGCGAGCAGTTCGACCGCATGCGCGCTGATCGTCGCATCTGCCGCGTGCCTTACGAGCCGTCAGAGGTCGTCAATACGTTCTGGGACCTTGGCGCGAACGACACGACCGCGATTTGGTTCCACCAGCAGATAGGCCCGGAGAACCGCTGGTTGCGCTTCTACGAGGCCAACGGTCGCACGTTGGATCACTTCGTCAGCTACATGAAGTCGACCGGCTACAACTTCGGCAAGCACTACCTCCCGCACGACGCGACGCACAAGCGCTTGCAGTCGGGGTTTCAGAACCGCTCTGTCGAAGACATGCTCATCGATCTAGGCGTGCGCGATATCGAGATCGTGCCGCGCATCGAGGATGTGACTGTCGGCATCAACCAAACCCGCATGGCGCTGAGTTCCTGCTACTTCGACGAAGAGCTGTGCAAGGAAGGGCTCGACCACCTCGAAAAGTATTCGAAGGAATGGGACAAGAACGGCGGCTGCTGGAAGAACTATCCGAAGCACGACGCGCATTCGAACGCGGCTGACGCGCTGCGCCAGTTCGGCCAGCGCTCCAAGCATCTGCGCACACAAGGTGTGTGGTCCGGTGGCGATCTGCAATATCCCGAACTCAACGTGGCATAGGCGAAATGGACGAATTCAGCGGCTCGCAGGACGAACGCGGCGTAGATCAGGCTCCCGCGCCGATGACCGAGCAAGACCTTCGGTACATCACTGATCGCGAGATCAACGATAGCTACGACTGGACGTTCGGCAAGGTCGCGACCGAGCGCGCCAAGGCAGAGCAGTATTACCTCGGGCTTCCAGTCGGCGACCTCGCAGCGCCCGCCATTCCGGGCCGCTCGTCCATCGTGTCGACCGACGTGTCCGACACGGTTGAATGGTTGCTGCCAGCGTTGATCGAGATTTTTACGGCGGGTGACAAGGTAGTCGAGTTCACCGCGCAGAAAGAGTCCGACGAGCAGGCTGCCGAGCAGACGACCGATCTCGTGAACTACGTGTTCTACCAGCAGAACCCCGGCTGGCAGGTGCTCTACACGTGGATCAAAGACGCGCTGATCCAGAAGAACGGCATTGTGAAAGTGTGGTGGGATCCGACGCCCGATACAGTGCGCGAGGAATACCACGGCATGACGGACATCCAGTTTGCCATGCTGATGCAGGACAACACGGTCAAGCCGGTCGAGCACACAGCCTATCCCGATCCGATGGCAGTGCAGGCCGCGCAACAACAGTATCAGCAGGCTGTCCAGCAATTCCCGATGGCGCAGCAGCAATACCAGCAGGCAGCGCAGCAGCGCGCGATGCAGGCTCAACAGCCGCAGCAACCGTCGCAAATGCCCCCAGGCGCGCCGCAACCAGGCCAGCCGCCCCAGGGCATGCCTCCGCAGCAACAGCCGCTTCCACCCCCTCCGCAGCCCCCGCAACCGCCCGATGTCTCAAAGCTTCCGCAGCTGCACGATGTGGCTGTCATTCGCACCAAGGCGAGCGGGAAAGTCTGCGTCGACAATGTGCCGCCGGAGGAATTCCTGATATCGCGCCGGTCGAAGCGAATCGGCGACGGGCCGCATGGTCACCGTGTCAAGCGAACGATCAGTTATTTGCGCCAGCAGGGCTACAAGAACGTCGATCAGATCACCTCAGACGACATCGCCAATCCGTCACTCAATCAAGAAGCCATTGTTCGGCGCTCGCTCGAAGATGCGCCATACGGCTTCGAAGATAGCGACGGTGACGGTGATGAAACGATGCGCGAGGTCTGGCTGACCGAGTGGTACACCCAGGTTGATTTCGACGGTGACGGCATTGCCGAGTGGCGAAAGGTCGTTCGCTCCGGAGAGGCCATTCTCGAAAATGTCCCGTTCGATGGCTCGCCGTTCGTGTCGCTGTGCGCTGTGCCGCTGCCGCACCTGTTCTTCGGGCTCTCGCCGGCCGAGCAGGCCATGTCGACGCAGCGCCTGAAGACGACGGTTCTGCGCGGCATCATCGACAACCAGCAGATGCAGATCAACGGCCGCATGTACGCGGTCGATGAAGAGGTGAATCTCGATGACCTGCTCACGAATCGACCAGGCGGGATCGTGCGTGTCAAGACTCCGCAGTCGGTCGGCACGCTTCAGCAAGGCATGGGCGACACGGCAGGCGCCTACCAGCTTCTCGAATACGCCGACACGTCCAAGCAAGAGCGCACGGGCGTGATGAAGCTCACGCAGGGCTCCGACGCGGACATCCTGAACACGACCGCCGCCGGCAACAAGAACATGACCGACCGGTCGAATCAGCGCGTGAAGCTGATCGCTCGGATCATCGCTGAAACGGCGATGAAGGACCTGTTCCGGCTGATTCAAAAGCTGCTGTCGGAGTATCAAGACCGGTCCATGACGATGAAGCTGCGCGGCGAATGGGTCGATGTCGATCCGCGCGCGTGGAAGAACCAATTCGATATGACGTGCGATGTCGGGCTCGGCACGGGCGACAAGAGCACGGCAATCGCTCATCTGACGATGATGGGTCAGGCGCAGCAGCAGGCTCTTCAGATCGGCGTGGCGACCCCGCAGAACATCTACAACACGCTCAAGAAGGTGCCCGCGCTGCTCGGCTACAAGAATGCCGACGAGTTCTTCACGGACCCGTCCAAGGCCCCTCCCAAGCCGCCGCAGCCTGACCCGAAGATCGCGCAGATCCAAGCCAAGGGCCAATCCGATCAGCAGATCGAAGCGCAGCGCCAGCAGTTCGACGCGCAAAAGGCTCAGGCAGACCAGCAGCTTGAAGTGCTGAAAGCGCATCTCGAGCAGCAAACGGCGCTATTCCAGCAACAAGCGCAGGCGCAGCAGGCCGATCAGCAGAACAAGCTCGAAGCGCAGCGCGACCTGATCAAGGCGCATTTGGACCAGCAAAGCCAGCACATGCAGTTGCAGTTCCAGGCGCAGATGGCGCAGTTTGAACAGATGGTGGCGCTTCAGATCGCGCAGATCGGCGCCGCAAGCCGCGTCGAGGTCGCAGAGACGACTGCCGCGACCACGCTGCAAAGCGCGCAGATCTCAGCCGCCAATCAGGCGAGTCAAACGGAGAGTCAGTGATGCCACGAGGACAATATGACCGATCAAAAGCAAGATCCAAAGCTGCGCAGCGAAGTGGAGCGCGGCCGGCAAGCGAACGAGTTGCTGGAGAACCCGCTGATCAAGGAAGCATTCGAGACGATTCGCTCGCGCTACATGTCGGAGTGGGAGAACAGCCCGGCCCGGGACTCAGCGGGGCGCGAGAAGATCTGGACCTATCTCAAGCAGTTGGAGGCGGTCAAGGCGCACCTGAGCGAGGTAGTGACGACCGGGAAGATGGCGCAGATGGAGCAGGAGCAGCGCAGCCTCGTGGAGCGATTGAAGGATGGGATCGATTCCTTTGTCGGCTGAACGCGCTTGACCACGGCAATCCGGAGCGCCGGCTTGCTCGCATCTGGCACCCGGAGCCGCGGTGTGCGGTATGGAATGGAATCCACGGCAGCGCGCGCGTCGAGAAGGGCGATTGCGCCTACCAGTGGGGCGACGGTGAGATGGTGACGCTGTGACGCCCTTTCGCGCGATGAGCGACACGAGTCTGATTGTGAATGGCGAAGAGGATTTCTCGCCGCTCGTCTCAGACGCGCTGTACGAGAAGCACGGTTCGCACGTGAGCTACACACGCTGCCCGTGCGGGTCGATCACCTTCCACCTCACCATGCGCACCGTCGTTTGCGCGCACTGCACGGCCGAGATAACCGGCCACTGACGATGACAGTTTTCAACCCCAGCCTGCTCGGAGCGATCCCAGCAGGCTTTTTTTATGACCAACCGCTACCCGACCGGGCGCGAACAGGAGTAGGACCGTGAATATTTCCAAGTTGCTCAAGCGTCTTTTCATGTCGTTCGTACTGTTTGCGGACGGCGACGGGGAGGGCGCTGGTGGTGATCCGATGGACGAGCTTTCCGCTCTCATTCCCGATGAAGCGGACGAAGGTGAAGACGAGACCGATGCCGGTCAGCAGGGCGGGACACAAACCCAACCCGTGCAGGCCCAAGCGGAAGACCCGAACGAACCGACGTTCACTCTGAAGGTCGACGGCGAAGAGCGCGTTGTGAAGCAGAGCGATCTGCTCGCGAGCGCACAGAAGTACCTGGCTGGCGACAAACGGCTTGAAGAGGCCGCGAAGCTGCGCAAGGAAGTTGAGCCCGAGCGCGCGGCGGTCCTCGCCGAACGCCAGCAGTTGGGCCAGGCGCTTCAGCACTACACCGCCCAGCTCACGACCGTGTTGCAAGCAACGCAGCCGAACAGGGAGCAACTGGCAGCAGAAAACCCCGGAGAGTACGTCCGCCAACGCCACGCATGGGAACAGAAGCTGGGCGAATTGCAGCGCGCGCAGGAGGCGCAAGCCATCCTTACGCAGCGTCAGCAGCAAGACCAGATGAAAGCAGCCCAGGCGCGCGGCGCGGAAGAGCAGGAAAAGCTGCTCACGGTGCTCCCCGAATGGAAGGACCCCGCCAAAGCGAAAACCGAAGCAGCAGCCGTCGATGGATACCTGAAGGCACAAGGCTTCACTGACGATGAGCGCAACGGGATCGCTGATCACCGTGTAGTGGTGATCACGCGCAAGGCGATGCTGTATGACGAACTCATGAAGTCGCAAGGAACCGCAGCGCAGCGCGTCAAGAACGTGCCACCGCGGGCCGAGCGGCCGGGAGTCTCGACGCAGACCACGCAAGCGAGCGCGGACCGCTCCAAAGCGCTGGAACGCTTCTCGAAGGCTCCATCAATCGACACTCTCGCCGACCTCCTGTAGGCGGCACAAAGGACCCAAAATGCCGACGAATACCTTCAAGACGTATGACGTGGTTGGTAACCGCGAAGACCTGATCGATAAGATCTTCAACGTGTCGCCGACCGACACCCCGTTCACCTCGTCGATCGCCAAGACGACGGCCACGAACGTGTTTCACGAGTGGCAGCGTGACACCCTGCGCGCGCCGAACAAGAGCAATGCGGCGGTCGAAGGTGCGGATGCCACCTACAACGCCCAGGCGCCCACGCAACGGCTTGGCAATCGCTGCCAGATCGTGCAGGACACGTTCTCGATCTCGGGCACGCAGAATTCGGTTCGTCACGCCGGCGGCTCGGAACTGAAGCGCCTGAAAGCGAAGAAGATGGTCGAGTTGAAGAAGGACATCGAAGCTGCTGCGATCGCCAACACCACGGCGGTTGTCGGTTCGGATTCGGTTGCCCGTCAGATGCGCGGCCTCGCGGGTTGGATCGCGACGAACAACGATATGGGCGTCGGCGGTGTTGCGCCGGATCCGATCAACAACGTGGCGCCGGTCAACGGTACGGCCCGCGCGTTCGCTGAGACGAACTTCAAGAACGGCATCCTGCTCGCCTATACCCAGGGCGGCAACGTCACGATGGCGTTGATGAACCCGGCGCACAAGCAGCAAGCGTCGGCCTTCACCGGCAACGTGACGCGTTTCAACGAAGTGGACGGGGCTCCGCGCGGCAAGACGCTGCAAACCGCCTACACGTTCTACGGCTCGGACTTCGGCAATATCAAGATGGTGCCGAACCGGGTGATGTCGAACGGCGTCGACGGCAACGTGTACGGCGTGGACACCGACTACTGGGCGCTCGCGACTCTGCGCGGCTTCGAAGATGAAGAACTGGCGAAAGTGGGCGACGCCCGCAATTTCCAGATCATCTGGGAAGGCACGCTGGAAGCTCGCGAAGAGCGTTCCTCGTTCGCCGTGCGCGACCTGTCGTAAATCAGTCTCCTCGTAGCGCTTTGGGGCCTCTTCGGAGGCCCTATTTTTTTGGAGTTCGCCATGTCGGCAGTGAAAGAAATCCACGCTTACGACGACAAACTTGTTTTCGAGTGCGAAGAGCGCTTCGACGGCTTGGTCGATCGATGCAAGGAACGTCAAAACACGCGCCAATTCGGCGACAGTGAATTGCCTCTGCTCGCAGAAGTGCCGGGCATAGTGATCTACGACTATTGCATCCGAAACGGCGTTACGTGGCGCGAGTTCATGACCGAGCCAGCACATGCGAGAAGGATGCTCAACGATCCTGCGCTTGCCTACTTTCGTATCAAACCGGGAGTCGTCTAATCATGTTCGTTATTCAAAAGCACGTCGCCGTCGATTCGTACGCGGCGCTCAGTGGCACCATCGGCTGCCCCGGCCAGATCGCGATCGACCAAAGCACGGGCGCCATATGGTGCAAGCTCTCGGGCGGCTGGACAATGATCGTTGACGCCTCGGGCAATCCAGTTGCGCCGCCGGTGTCGGGCGCCGTGACGGTCAAGAACTCGGCTGGCACGGTCACGCGCTCGCTTACGGCAGTCGCCGGCGTGGTGACGCTTGCGGCGACGGATGCGATTGTTGCCAACGGCGCTTCCCTCGTCTTGCAGACCTCCGCCGGTGCGACGTCATCGGGCAATGCCACGCTCAATAGCCCCGCGGTCGCCACGGTTGCGGCCGGTGCTGTGACCGCCGTGAAAGCGAGCGCGTAATGCCATTCGGCTCATACGACGAGCTTCAAACGGCAGTCGGGCGCTGGCTGAAGCGGACGAACCTGAACGACAGCATCCCCGACTTCATCGCGCTCGCCGAGGCGAAGCTGAACACGAAGATCCGCGTTCGGCAGATGCGTACGTTCTTTTCGATCACGCCGACTCAGCCCTTCGTATCGCTTCCTGGCGACTACGCAGAGGCGATTCGGCTGACGTACGGCACTCGGCGCATGGACTTCATTTCGGAGAATCTCGCGACCGAGCAGATGAACCGAGACGGGCAGACCGACGAGTTCACGATCGCCGGCAACAAGATCTGGCTGCTGACCTACGTCGACGGCCAGACGAAGATGACGCTGCACTACTACCAGAACATCGAATCGCTCAGCGAATCGAACACCTCGAACTGGCTTCTGGAAGACGCACCGAACATCTACCTGTATGCCGCGCTCGTCGAGGCAGAGCCATTCATCAAGAATGACGACCGGATCGCCATATGGGCGCAGATGCTCCAAGCCGCGCTTGACGATCTCGAGCGCAACGACGATTCCGGCCAGCACTCCGGATCGGCGCTCTCGATGAGGGCCGGATAATGCCCGCATTCGTTGGCTTCGCGCCGGACATGGATACCACCATGCCGGGCGTCATCGTCGACTGCGAAGACCTGTTGCCGTCGATTCGCGGCATGCGCGCGGCGCCGAGCGCTGTCTCTACCGCGATGCCTGCTTTACCATCGAAAGTGCTGGGCGCTGCTGCGGTCGTGAAGCTGGACAACACTCGACGCCTGATCGTGGGCACGGCCACGAAGCTATTCGAGGAAGGTGCAGGCGTATGGAACGACGTTTCGCGCACGCACGGCGGACCGTACACCACCTCGACGCAAGGAACCTGGCGCTTTACGCAGTTCGGCAATGAGACGATCGGCACGAACAACGCCGATACGATCCAGCAGAGCCAGACCGGCGCGTTCACCGACATGCCGAGCCCGCTGGGCTCTTTCACTGTCACTGCGGGCGGCTCGGGCTACACGAGCGCTCCAACGGTGACGATCACCGACCCTTCTGGCCTTGGCAGCGGCGCTACAGCGGTCGCGACAGTCGCGGGTGGTGTCGTCACAGGCGTGACGCTCACGAACCCCGGCACGGGCTATGTGACGGCTCCCACGGTCGCGTTTGGCGGTCCCGGAACGGGCGCGGCGGCAACGGCTGTGATCGCCAAGGCGCCGATCGCCGCGATCATCGAGTCTGTCGCGGGCTTCGTCTTCCTGTTCAACACCACGGACCCGGTATTCGGCGTGCGTCCGAATGGTTGGTGGTGCAGCGGGCTCTTCGATCAGACCATCTGGACGCCCAGCGAGGCTACGCAGTGCGCAAACGGTCTGATCGTCGATACGCCGGGTGATATCCGGGCAGGGCGCGGGCTCGGTCCTGACATCGTGGTCTATAAAGAGACGGCGATGTATTACGGCACCTATCAGGGTCCGCCGGTTATCTGGGCGTTCAACGTCATCTCGAACCAGATCGGCGCCCCGTGTCAGGAAGCCGTGATATCGATCGGCACCGCGCATCTATTCCTCGGCAACGACAATTTCTACATCTTCGATGGCACGCGCCCGCAGCCGATCGGCGATCAGATCAAGAACTGGTTCTTCAATCAGCAAAATCCGGCATTCAAGCAGACCGTCGCGAGCGTTCATGACCACGCGAATAGCCTCGTGTTTTGGTACTTCGTGAGCGTCAACAGCACCGGCCCGATCGATTCATGCGTCGTCTACAACTACAAGACGCAGCGGTGGGGGAAGGCCGATCGCGCGATCGAGGCGGCGGTTGACTATATCAACGGGCAGATCACCTGGACGTCGCTGGGCACTCTGGCGGACATTTGGCAGGATATGCCTACCGTGCCGTGGAACTCGCCCTTTTGGACAAGCGTAGGCGTGCTGCCGTCGATTATCGACATGACGCACACGATTCAGACGCTGACCGGCGCCGCTGGCGAGTCCTCGCTGACGACAGGGGACTTCGGAGACGACGAAAGCTATTCGCTGCTCTCCTATGTGCGTCCGCGCTTCGCTCAGGATCCGGCATCGGCCACGATGACGACGCAGGAGCGATTCACACTCGGCGGCGCATTCACGGCCGGCGGCAGCAGCGAGTACTTCGACGGCAAGTTCGACGTCGATATCTCCGCGCGCTATCACCGCGCCATCATGACCATGCAGGGCGACTGCGAAATCATCGGCTACACGCCGAAGCTCGTCCCGGACGGTGAAGCATGAGACTCCAGGGCCCGCAACTCCCAGACGCGCCGACCGGCGACAACTTCAACTCTAATCTCGTGGCGAAGCTCAAAGCGCTGCTCACGAAGATGACGGACCAGGTGAACGGCGTCAGCGAGGGCCACGTTCAGGCAGTCACGAACGCCACCACAGCGCCGCCGACGTCGACCCTGGTCCGCGCGCAAATCGGCGACTTCGTTCGCAACTCGAACCCGACCGTGCAGGGCGCAGCGGGTTCGCACTTCATCGTGATCGGCTGGACATGCGTTGTCGCGGGCTCTCCCGGCACGTGGGTCCAGAACCGCACGCTCACAGGCACCTGACATGAAACAACTCGTGCAAATCGCGCCGGCTGACTTAGCGGCGGTCTGGTCACGTGTGCGCCCCGGACTCGAGTCGATGGATAAAGCCGATGGCTGGATCCCTGAAGACGTCTATTGCTCGCTCAAGTTGGGCCACGCGACGCTGTACCTGGTGACGATCGATGAGGTCGAGCACGGCTTTCTGGTGCTGCGCGCGCTTCAGGACTATGACGGCGCGCGGCTGCATATCTGGGTGCTGCACTCGACGACCGGCGTCGACGTGATGGCAGCGTTTAGCGACGAACTGGATGAAATGGGGCGCCGCATTGGCGCAAAGAAACTTACGTTCGGAACGACACGGCGTGGGTGGGCTAAAACGGCTCCGAAGTACGGATTTAGTCAGCTCGAAGTGATCTGGCAGAGGAGCATCGGTGGATAAGATCCGCGTCGGACAACAGTTCCACTTTCTTCCATCGATGAACAGTGGAGTAGGGCACCCCGGTTTTATCCGCCAATTCCTTCAAGGTAATCCGCGCGCCGTTCATCTCCACCCATATAGCGCACTTTCTATTTCTTACTTGCTCAATGGGTTTGGCCCAGACGCAATTGGATGGCTCGTAGCCGCCAGCGTTGTCGCGTCGTTCGATCGTCAAATCCGGTGCAGGGCGTGCGCCCATGTCGTCCATAAAAGCCGAGAAGCTATTGAGCCAAGCTTCGCAAACCGTAATGCCTTTTGCCCCATATCGAGCGAAAGCATGGTTCTTTGGGTTGGTGCATCGCTGCTTCATTTCAGCCCAAACGCGGTACTCCGGAGTGCCACTCAGGCCGTGTTTGAGCATGCCCCGATGGTTCAGCTTCGACTGTTTTTCGCGGGCCGTTTCTTTCCGCAGACATCCACACGACGCAATGTCTCCGGACCTAAGAGAGGCCAATTTGGCTCCCTTTTTTATGCCGCAGTCGCACCTGCAAAGGACGAATCTGGCCTTTTGCGCGCGGTAGACGCGCGGAGCCAGTTCTTCGACGACGGTCATACGCCCGAATCGCAAACCCGCAAGAGATTCCATGTCGCTGCTCTCAGTTGTCTTGTGAGATCGATGGTACATCAAATTGAATCTGGTATTAGGAGAAAAGCATCATGAGCAGCGGTGGCGGCGGAAGCCAAACTACGACTCAATCCCTGCCTGGATATGCCCAGCCATACGCCCAGCAGATCCTGCAACAGGGCGCGACGCTCTCACAGCAGCAGATGCCCCAATACACCGGGCAGCTCGCAGCGGGGCTCACACCGGGCCAGCAGTCGGGCATCGATAGCATCAATTCGATGGCCGGCCAGTCGAACCCGACGCTGAACGCTGCCAACAGCGCAGCGCAGGGCGCGATCAGCAATGCGAACAACCCCTACCAGACGTCGAACCAGTACATCGGCCAGAACGTGCAAGCGTCGCAGAATCCATACGCGACGATGGATAACCCGGATCTCGATGCTCAGGTCAATAAGGCGCAGACCGACCTGACGAACCAGTATGCGGCCGGAACTGCGGCGTCGACGATGGCGCAGTTCCGCAACTCGGGCGCGTTCGGCGGATCGGCGCAGCAAGAGACACAGCAGTTGAATCAAAACCAACTCGCAAACGCGCTGACGAACGTCGATACGCAGCTTCGCGGCAACGCCTATGCAGGCACGCAAGCGGCAGCCGGCCAGCAGGCAGCGCTCAACACGAGCACGAACCTCGCGAACCAGACCAACAATCTCGGCTACACGCAGCAGCAAAATGCGCTGAACAGCCAAAACTACCAGAACGCGCAGAACAACGCGCTTCAGGGAGCGTCGCTCGCGCCCTCGCTGAATCAGGCTGGCTATTACGGCGCGGATCAGCAGTTGCAGGCCGGCCAAACGCAGCAGGCAACGAATCAGAACCAACTCGGCGCGCAATATCAGCAGTGGTACAACCAGGCATACTCGCCATACCAGCAACTCGGCGTGCTTCAAAGCGCGCTCTCGGGCGCGCTCGGCTCCGGTTCGCAAGGTGTCACGCAGTCCACTCAAAGCGGCGGAAACGGCATCACCGGTGCTCTCGGCGGCGCAGCTACAGGCGCGGCCGCGGGCTCGGTATTCGGCCCGTGGGGCACGGCTATCGGTGCTGGTGCCGGGTTGATCGGCAGCTATCTCTAAGGGGTTAAAAAATGAGTTCAGATGGTAGCGGCGGTTACGACCTCGGCAGCGGTGCAACAGGCGATCTCGGGGGCGGTAGTTCGCCTTCAGGGTTCTCCATGCCTGACGGCAGCGGGAACACACTCTTTTCAATGCCCGGCGGTGGCGCTGCGGTCCCCGGGCAAGTGCAGTCCAATCCGATGAGCATGGGCCAGGGCGTCATGAATAGCGGCAACCTGTCCGGCATGACGCAGCAGAACGCCATCCTGCAAAAGATCATGCAGGGCGCAGGCGGCAAGGGCGCAGCCCAACAGGCCCCGGGCGGCATGGGTGGAATGGGCGGCATGCACGGCGGCGGCAATGGAATGCAAAGCTTCATGCCCTCGTCGGCGATCACTCTTCCGTATTCTCTCTCCACGGGCGGCACGCAGTCTCTGCTGAACCAGATCTTGCAGCGTGCGAATTCCAATCCTTCGGCGATGGGGTAAGACATGGGTCTGCTCGACAGTTTTTCCTCGGATCTCGCTGGCCCGGATGGGCAGTTGACGCCGGCCGGTCAGGGCTTGCTCGCAACCGGCCTCGGCATTCTCGCGCACAATCGCGGGCTGACGTCTGGCACGCAGGCGATCGGCATGGGCGGCCTTGAAGGCTTGAGCACATATCAAGGCGCGAAGCAGGCGCAGATGTCTCAGCAGATGCAAAACGCACAGCTTCAGCAACTCGCGTTCGGCCTGCAAAAGAATAAGATGCTGATGAATCTGGCATCGCAGTACCTCGCCGGCGATCCGGCGCAAGGCGATCCATCGCAGGGCGCGCCAGCACCTGCCGCGATGCCTGCCGCTCCCGGTGCTGCGTCGCCTCAGGACGGGCCTGTAGCAGGTCCTCCGGGCGTTCCGCTTCAGATGGATGCGGGAGCGCCTCCGCAAGCCGCTGGCGGCGCTCCGATGCAGCCCCCGCCACAGATGCCCCCGCAGATGCCGCAAGGCGCTGCACCGCCCGCTATCCCGCCTCAGGGCGGTGCCGGCGGTCCGGTTCCGGGTAGCCCATTCGGGAACATGCCGCGCGGGCTCGTCGCCTATGGTTTGATGACTGATCCCGGCAAGCTCTTCGAGAACGCAGCCGCACAGTATTCGCCGACCGACTTCATGAAGACGCTGCGCGCGGCCGGCATCGATCCGAATAGCGATCTCGGCAAGCAAATGCTTCAGCACCAGGTAGCGGTGCAGAACTCCGACAAGGTCACGGCACTGCGCGGCGGCGGTTACGTGCGCAACGACACGACCGGCGAGATGCAGCAACTCCCGACCGTGCCTGAAGGGTTTACGGCAGTGCAGGGGCCGAACGGATGGCAGATCGTGCCGGTTCAGGGAGGCACTGCGGCGATGACTGCAAGCAGCGGGGCGAAGGCAGCGGGAACCGCTGGATATCAACTGACGCCCGCTTGGGACCCGACCGCGAACGGCGGCAAAGGCGGTATGGTTCAGCAAACTGTCGCGAACGTTGCAAGCGCGGCCAATGGTGCGCCCCCTGCCGGCGCCACGGGCACGCCAGCGCCGATCGCCAACAACAACCCGGGCGCCATGATGCCGGGCGGCAAGCTGGCGACCTATCCGACGATGCAAGCCGGCCTTGATGCGCTCGATGGCAATCTGAAGAGCTACGGGCAACAGGGAATCAATACGCTGGCCGGCGTTATCTCGAAGTGGGCTCCGCCGAACGAGAACAACACGGCCGCTTACATCCAGGACGTGTCGACGCGCCTCGGATTGAAGCCCGACCAGCCCATCGATCTCAGTAACCCGCTTGTGCGTCATGCGATCTCGGCCGGGATCTCGTTGCACGAGAACGGCCCTGGCGGCGTCTTCGGTCAACCCGGCGCGCAGGGGTCGCCGGCATCGGCCGCACAACCTCCAGCCGGCCCTATGGCGGCCGCGCCCCCGCTTGGACTTCCTACGGCTGCAAATTCATCGCAAGGAGCCCCGAGCAAGCTTATGGCTGATTCGTATAGCGGCTTGTCGACTGCCGATGCGAATTACCAGCAGTCGCGCGCGGCGCTTACCCAGATGATGGCTTTGGCGAATCAGAAGGGCGTAGGAGGCGCTGCGATCGGTGTTCTGCCATCCGCAGTTGGGACAAAGATCAGCCCGGATGCCGCGGAGTATCAAAAGCTGCACGCGACCTACGTGTCGATGCAAGGGAAAGCGCTGGGGTCCGGTGGTACGGATGCTTCGCGCGCAAATATCGATGAGTCCGTGCCGACCTACGACAAGCCGCAATCCGCGATGCTCAGCGGTCTGAACACGCAACTCAACAACCTCGATCTCTCGCATCTGAAAACGCAGTTTCTCACTCCCGTTTATCAGCAGGGCGACGAAAAGGCGTACACGCAGAAGTCCGCCGGGTTTGATCAAAACGTCACGCCCCAGATATTGCCCATCCTTCAGATGTCGGGGCCGACTCAACAGGCCGCCGTCAGGGCCGCAGTCAAAGCGAACCCCGCACTGCGATCGAATTTCGAATGGGCATTCAACAATGGGTTGCTGAAATGAGCGCGTTCGACGATTACCTTGCTGCGCCGGCGACTCAGACGTCGCAATCCTTTGACGGCTATCTCGACGCAGCGCCGGGCGCCGCAGCACCGGCTGCATCTGCGCCAGCGGTAACGCCGCCGATCGCCGGTGAGGCGCCTGGTTATCTGGCGTCGCTCGGCGCTGGTCTCGGGCACGGTTTCGGGTCGACTGTACTTGGCGCTCAGCAACTGCTTGGGCATGGCGCCCAGGCGATCGGGCTCGATGGCGTCGGCGGATGGCTCGCCAACGACGCGAGTCAGGGCATCAAGCGCCTCGATTCGCAATATGCGCCGTTCTCCGCGGCAAATCCGATGACGGCGGGGGCCGGGAATATCGCAGGCAATGTGGCGGCGGCTGCCCCACTCACAGCGGTGGCGCCAGAGATGGCGGGTGCCGGCCTACTCACGCGCGCGGCCACTGGGGCAGCGCTTGGAGCGGCAAACGGCGCGATTACTCCGGTATCGAATGAGGGCAGTGATTACTGGTCACAAAAGGGCCAGCAGATCGGGCTCGGCGCCGCAGCGGGGGGAATCGCCACGCCTCTTACGGCGGCTGTGGGCGGCGCAATCTCGGGCGTAACTGATCCGGTCGTTCAGAGGCTCGCGCAGGCCGGCGTAAAGCTCACTCCTGGCCAGATCGCGGGTGGGGGATGGTCGACACTCGAGAACAAGCTGACCAGCGTGCCGATCATCGGTGACATGATCCGTAGCGGACAGGGGCGCGCGGTGAACAGTTTCAACAACGCCACATACAACGAGGTTCTCGCACCGCTCGGACAGAAGTATGCCGGTCCAGTCGGTCAAGACGGGATCGAGGCGGTTAAAAACACGATTGGCGACGCCTACGACAGCGCGCTTGCCAACATGACGTTCAAGGCGACGGACCCGCAGTTCCAGAGCAGCATCGCGAACCTCGCGGGACTGGCAAACAATCTTCCGCAAGCGCAACAGCAGACGTTCAAGAACGTCTTGCAGACCCAGATCTTCAACAAGCTCGGCCCGCAGGGGAATATGGACGGGCAGACGCTCAAAGGTGTGCAGAGCGAACTGTCGAACATCGCGCGCGGCTACACGAGTGATCCTTCTTTCGATAATCGCCAGCTCGGCCAAGCGATCGGCGAGATCAAGAACGCCGTCGATGCTTCTCTGCCGAACTACAACGCGCCGGCGGACGTCCAGAATCTCGCGAACGCAAATGCCGCGTATGCCAATTTCGTCAGGCTCAGGGGCGCGGCGGGTTCGCAGGGCGCCATGAACAACGGCGGTGTCTTCACGCCTGCTCAGTTGCAAAGCGCCGTGCGCAGCGCCGACAAGAGCGTCGGCAAAGGTGCGACCGCAACTGGCAACGCGCCGATGCAGTCGTTTTCTCAGGATGCGATGGGGGTTTTGGGCAAGAGCTACCCGGATTCAGGCACTGCTGGGCGGATCGGCACGGCCGGCGCGGTGGGGGCGCTCATGTCGCATCCTGCCGCACTGATGAATCCTTTCGTGATCGGCGGCTCTTTACCGGCTCTGGCCTACACGCCGTTTGGACAGAAGGCGGTCCAAGCTCTTATGTTGAGCCGCCCAAATGGCGCCCAGGCGATAGGCAATGCTGTAACCAATGGGCTCGCGCCCTTGGCTCCGTCGCTTCTCGCGCCATACCTTAATCGTTGATTTGATCGCCGGGATAGCGCCAAGGATGGCCGATGACACGACGAGACGGACGGTTTCTGCTGTTTGCATGAGTGCTTCTCCCCTAAATGCCGCCACAGAGCGGCTTTTTTTATGCCTTTCGAACGGAAGTATAGACCATGAAAACCGGGGCTTTTGATGGGTGGTGAAGCGATGGTTACCGATGCCTCATTGAACGTTCTGGTCGAGAGAATGAACAACTATCTCGACGGGCAGAAGCGCATCGAGGGCCAGTTGTCGATGCTCGTTCAAATCCAACTCGCGCAGCAGTCGATGAGCGAGCAGATCAAGACACTCCAAAACGGGCAGGAAGTGCTGTTCGACAAGTCCAGCAAGATCAACGAGGCCATCCAGCCTCTGCGCGATGAAATGGTTGGGAATCGTCGCTCTGTGCGCGTTCTAAGCATCATCGGCTCGCTCGTGGTGGCGGCGGCCGGCGGCCTGTATTCGCAGTGGAAGCCGTGGCAGGAAGACATGCAGAAGGCGAAAAGCCAGCGTGACGATCAGATCTCGAAATATCAATTCGATGTCGGGCAAGAACTCCGGAAAGACGACAACCGGATCACGGTGCTCGAATTCCGCGCCAACAACGTCGACAACAAGGCGAGCAAATGAAACTGGTTTCCTACTGGCGCACCGCGACGAAGCGCAACAGCGTGCGCGTGATGATCATTCACTTCGTGCTGGCGCTCATTGCGGGTACGTGGTCCGCACTGCCTGGTGCTTTCGTCGATCGCTTTCCGCACTGGGCCGTATGGGCTGTGAGCGCGTTTCTGGCGGCTCTCGGGCTGCTCGGCGCGTACACGAAGCAATCGAGTCTCGAGGAACCCCATGTCGACGCCGAATAAGCCGCCGGTCAAGCGGACCTTGGCCGCGGTCGTCGGGACCGCTGCGGCTGCTGTACTGCTCGCGGCGGTGCCGAAGTTCGAAGGGACGGTGCTGGTAGCCGCGCCCGATCCTGTCGGCGTGGTGACGGCCTGCAACGGCGAGACGCAGGGCATTCACCTCGGGCAGCGCTTCACGCTCGCGCAGTGCGCCGCGCGTCTCGATCCTCGTCTTGCCGACTATGCCGCCGGCGTCGATCGCTGCACGCCACTTGTCTCGCGCACGCCGATGCAACGCGTTGCCATCGTGGACTTTGCCTATAACGAGGGCGTGTCGGCGTACTGCGGCTCATCGATCGCGGCGAACTTTCGTGCGGGCAATGTCGCCGCTGCGTGCCGGTCGTTCAACGAGTCCGCGGCAGGCAATCCGATATGGGTGTTTGCAG